CCCAAACGTCAGCGGGTCGCAGTCACGGTCGCCACCTTCGACGGTGCGGACCACCTTGGCGATGCGGTCAGCCGCGCCGCTCGTGAACGTGACGCGCTCAGTGGCGGCCGGCTTGTTGTCTGCCTTCTTCGCCATGCGTCACCTTAAAACGGCGGCGTGCCGAAGTACGTGGCGAAGTTCACCGCAGGGTTCACGCGGCGCTGCAGGATGATCGGGTCGCCGGAAGTTTGAATTGCGCCGCCGGCAGTCAACTTGACGACGTTGGCGGACGGGATGTCGTCGTTGTCTGGCGGCGGTCCCTTGACGGTCGCACGTTTCAGCACGCCGCCGTCTAGGTAGTTCCACCCGGCGTTGGGCAGGTACAGCTGATACCCGCTCGGCTTGTACGTGAGTTCTGCGGCCACTTGCCAGTACGTCACCTGAAAACCGTTCACCACCTCCGTGGTCTGCTGGCCGCTGATCCCGAGGCACTGCCACTGATACGGCGCGGCCCCGAGGTAGCTATCTGCATTGAGCGCGCCAGTGACGGCGATTGCGTTGGCCGCCGGGAACGTGGCACGGTTGCCGGCGATTGTCAGCCTCAATTCGCCCTCGATGGCTTGGGCACCTTCGATGATGTCGCCGGCGGAGTTAACGAGCGGTTTGATGTCGGCGTTGCCTGTTCCGTTGTAGTAGCGAAACGTTGGCACTGCCACGCCGCTTGTGGAGAACGACCACACGTCATCGCGTGCCAGCGGGCTCGCCTCAAACCCGGCCGTGCCAACCGCAGGCGTGGCGAACGAGTACACGGCTTCCGCCTGGTAAGCACTCGACTCTGTCACCTGGCCATCGGTGCAGAGCATGTACGCGTATTCGGGGTGCGGCGTACCGTGGACGTAGCCACCAGACGAAATGATGGACTGCGTCGGCGTCGCGCCGTCGAGCAGAAACGCTATGCGAATCTGCGCCGTGGGGCTTTCACCAAAGCGGTGCGAGAACGAGCGGCCGAGTTCTCTGGTGCTCACTACTGCCATGCTTCACCCACGAATATCGACGGGCGCTGCGGCCAGCCGGTCGAGTTTGTTTTCCAGTCTGCGCAGTGCGTCAAGTTGCTTTCGGTATTCAGCGATCGCCGGATCTTCGCGGCCCGTGGCGAGACGCACCAATTCCGACGCGCCTTCCTGCGTGCGGATGTCGTTGAGCACGAGCGGATTCTGCGATGCACGCCGCAGGGCCTCTAGACGCTCCTGCTCGAGCGTGGCCCGCTCTTCGATGATCTGCAGCTCCAGGTCGCGAATCTCGCCGAGCTGCTGCAAGCGGTCGTCAAAGAGATCCTGCTGCTTTTGAATCGCCGCGTCGAACTGTGCCGGGTCGATCAGCTTGGCTTCCAGCTGCTGACGTGAGGCTTCCACGCCCTTCTGGAACTCAACGCCGGCCGCGAGGCCCGCCTGCCCGTAGCGGTCGCCAATCGTGCCGAGGTCCACGCTGAGGCCGGCGTTTGCCAGGTCGCCGTTCAGGCCGTCGATGGCACGGCGGGCGTTGTCGAGGTCTGAGAGATCGACCGTTACGCCGAGGTCGGACAGCTCACCCTGCAGGTTTTGGGCGGCATCCCGGCTGGCGTTGGAGAACTCGCCCACCTTGGCGATGACGGCGTCGATCTGCTCGCGCGAGCCGCTGATGGCTTGCTGGATGTCGTTGGCATTGAAGCCGAAGTCGAGCGTCTCTTGGGCGGCGGCCTGGGCCTGCTCGAGGATCTGCAGCCGCCGGAGGGCTGCCCGCTCGGCTTCGCGGTCGCTGGCGGCGCGGGCCTGAACGATGGCCGTCTCGGCTTCGTCAATCTGCCGCGTGATGGCCAGCAGGTTCTCTGCGGCTTCGCTTTCGTTGCCAAGGCCGTTCTGTCTCACAAAGGCATCAGCCCGCTGACGGTCGGCTTCGATCAGTCTCTCGGCAGCACGCACGCGATCGTCGGCAGCCTTCTTCACAGCGTCGGCTGCCTGCTTCTGGGCATCCGCCTCGCGGCCCAGCAAGTCGATCTGCCGCTCAAAGTCCTGTCGAGAGTTGGCCACCGCGCGGGCCAACTGCTCTCCCGACAATCCAGCCCCTTCGGCGGCCGCTGAAATGTCTTCCAGCGACTTCGCAAAACCGAACACGGCATCGGTGCCAGCGGTGCCAAACTGAGACGCTTGCTGCAGGGCCTTGGCCAGTTCTTCGTTGAGCTGCACGGCACCGTCGCCCACGTCTCCAAGTGACGCCACGAACTCGGCCAGCGGTTGGTTGGCCAGCAGCTCCTTCGCCTCGCGGGCACGCTCCAGCCTGGCCCTCAGCTGGTCGATCGGCTCAAACAGCGTGCCGATGCCCTGCTCAGCGCGGCTAAGGTCGGATGCCTCGTTAAAATTCTGCTGTTCTTTTAGGAAGCGATTGATTGCCCCAACGGACTCAGCCACGCTGTCGGCAATGCTGCGGCCGATGCGGGCGAAACCGCTCGTGACCTGTCTCTCTAGGCCCTGCGTGGCAACGGCAGCCCGATCCATGGCATCACCGAAGGCATCAAGGTCTGCCCGCTGCTGGTCTGTAATCGCGCCGCCAATTCGCTCTATGTCTGCAGCGGCGGCCCCGATCTGGCGAAACACTGGCAACAGCTCCGCGCCGCTCTTGCCGAACAAAGAAACGGCAGCGCCGGCCCGGCGTGCCGGGTCGGAAATCTCTGCGATAGCCTGCGCGGCCTGCGTGAACAGCTGCTCGGGATTACTAGACCGCACATCCTCCGCGCTTAAACCGAGATCACGGAACGCTTCGGCGGCGTTCTTGCCGCCTTGGCGAGCGTCGTCCAGCGTACGCAGGAACTTCGTAAAGCTGACACCCAAGCTTTCGACGCCGACGCCTTCACGAAGTGCGGCATTTTCTAAGACTTGAATAAACCCAAAAGAAGCACCTAGCTGGTCAGCCAAGATGCCAAGCCGGGCCACATCGCCCTCAAGCTGCACCAAGCCACGGCCCGCGACGACAGCCCCAGCACCCAAGGCAGTGAGCCCGCCAAGCGCCAGGGTCGTTGGATTGAGCAGGCCAGCCATAGCGGCCCCAAACTGGCCAATGCCGCCGCCGCTGGCGAACACGCGGTTGAGCCCCTCGGCTGCGCTCGTAATGCCAGAGATGCGGCCAGCCACGTTGCCGATCGGGCCGGGCAGGATGGCCAGCGTGCCGGCGAGCTCAGCGAAGCCGAGGTTGCCGCGCGAGCCGGCACTATCCACGGCGGCGTCGTAGCCCTTGGCTGCCGACTCGGCACGGATGAAACGCTGGGTGGCCTGCTCTAAAAGTGCGTTAAATTGCGGTGCCGTGAGGTTGAAGGCTTTCTTGTGGGCCAGCAACTCTTGAACCTCGGCGTCGTATCGCTCCATGGGCGTACGGGCCTGCTCCTGCAACTGGGCTGCCCTTGCCGCAAACGCCGCCCGCTCTTGCTCCGACTTGGCGACTTGCTGATTGACGCCAATGGCATCGGCAGACGCTCTGTTGAGGGTCTGCAGGCCGATCGCACCAAGGTCGTAAAGTTCGACAAGGCGTTGCGTTGTCTTTGCCTGTCCCTCTTGGGCCGTGGCAAATTGTTCAGTAAGTCGCAGCCCTTCCGCAAACAAATCTGCCGTGGCTCTGGCAGCCTGCTGAAGACGCTCAAATTCTGCCGCAAATTCTTGAGGGCTTCGAAGCCCGCGCTTCATCTCGCTCGTCAGGAATGCTACGTCAGTGGCGAATTGCCTTTGTGCAGCCGAGGCCCCGCTTGTTGAGCCCAGGAATTTGTCGAACAACGCCGCCGACGCACTGGCCTGCTCGCCCAGCCGTTGCAGTGCCCGGTCCACCGGCGTGAGGTTTTTTTGGAGACCACTGGCATCCGCCGTGATCTTCATCGCCAAGCCGAGGACGGTAGCCATTACTGGATGCCTTTCTCTGCCATCCGGGCCTTGGCCTTTTCGATGGCGTCAATGATCTGAGTCTCGTGCTGCGGCGGGCGCTCAACCGGCACGAAATCTTCGGTCTTGGGCGTGCGGCCCTTCGGACAGTATGGCGCAAGGGCGGCACTGGCTAGCAGTCCCGTCTGCCGCCAAGGATCGGGCAGCGGATCGAAGAAGCGGTGCATGGCCACCCACTCGGAGAGCTCGCGCGAGTCCATGCGCCGGCCGAGCTCTTTAACCGTCATGCCGAGGTGTGCCGCCAGGCGGAAGAGGAATCGGCGCGTCGGCCTGGCGTTTAGGCTTTTCCCAGCTCTTGCACGTCCTCTTCACTGAGGGCGTTGTGCTCCATGGCCTTCTGCCACAGAAGGCTCATCACCTTGGCAGACTTGTTGCCCAGTGCGTCCACGTCCGCAGTGGTCGTAAACAGCAGCTCGCCGATCTCGTTGCACAGCACCTTCTGGAGGAACTTTGTGCGGAAGTTGTCCACGCTTTCGATGCCCGCCTTGCGGTTGCGAATCCACTCATTTTCGTAGGCATCGCGCTCGGCCACGCTCATCACGCGGATATACACGCTGCCGCCCCACGACTTCACCGGCACCTCGAGGAGGCCCAAGTCATCGGCCGCCAGGATCTGCTCTTTCGTCAACGCCATGTGTTCAGCTCACGATCTGGAAGGTTGCGGTGTACCGGATGGCATCGTTCACCTGAGCGCTGCCACCCACTGACGTACATACTGCAAACCCTGTCAAGCCGCCGACGCTGTAGGTAACTCGCGCCCCATATGCAGTGCCTATTGGCTGGAATGACTCAATCGTAAAACTGCCAAGGCTGTCGCTCCACGTTCCGGAACGATCCGTTGGCAGCCCGCCGCCCTTTTGCCACGTGACCGAGTACACCTCACCAGGGCTTGGCGAGACCGTGAAGCCTTGCGACAGAACTGCCATGCGTCACCCGATGGATACGGTGACAGAACCCCGTGGCACGTCGTTCACGGACAGCGTCAGCGATGCGGCCGTGACCGTCTGGCCCGCCGCCGTTTGGCCAACGCTGAACAGCGTGAGATCCATGTAGTCGATCTGGTACTCAGTGACAGCGCCGCCCGTGGCGTTGGGATCAGGCAGGGCCGCGATCGTGACGACGCTTGTGCTCGTCACGCCCAGGTGGCTCACGTCAATCGTGTTTTCGGTGGCCGAGATGTTGTTGCTCGTCTCAACGAATCGAGTGATTTCGCTGAGCTTCGTGCCGACGACAGTGAAAGAGCCACGATTGCCTTGTGAGCTGGATGCCATTACTGCACCTTACGGAACGAGGATGGTTGCCGAGCCGCGAATCACGTCATTGACGCCGAACGTCGTGGACGAAGAAGACACAGTGCAGTTGCTGCGGCTGCCGAGCACTGGCAGCGACACGGTGACGCTGTTGGAAGTTGCGACCGTGACGCCGAAATACTCGACCGTCACCGAGTAGGTGGCACCGGCCGCGCCAGCCGCACGCAGCGGGCGTGCGAAAGTCTTGATGGCGTTGTCGTTCAGCGTGGTCACGTCGATCGTGTCATCGCCACCGCCGCCGCCCGATCCAGAGAACTGGACCGAGTAGGCCGCAACCGTGCTGCCGGCGATCGTCACCGAGCCACTCGAAAGGCTTGCCATATTAGGTCTCCACCCAGAACAAAGCGTAGTTTTGCGTCACGCTGTACACCGGCGGCAACTCCGCTCCGGTGAGCTGCACGAAGTCGTCGGACTCCTGCTCCAGCGAAGCGTTCTGCACTTCCACATTGTTCAAGTTTCCGGCGTAGCCATCCAGAACTTTGCGGAACGAGTCGGCCACTTGGCGAGCGTTTTCGTAGGTCGTGGCGTATATCTGCACTTCCATGTTCACGGTCGGCAGCCCCAGCGGGCCGGCGAGCGTCTGCTGCCGCTGGATTGAACTGCGGCGGTACACGGCAAAAGGCAGCGTGGCCGTGGACGGTGCCAGCACCGGATAGATGCGGGAGCCCACCAGAGACGACACGGCCGTGCTCGTCACGAGAGCATTGCGGGCGACCTGTTCCGGGCTCTTCAGCGACATGCTGCCATTATCCCGCAGAGGGGGCTTGTCTTTGAGTTATCCAGACACGGTGCTGCCAGAGAATCGCGTGATGGCTTCCAGGGCACGCTCGAGCGACATAGAAAGCTGCTCACGCAGGATGCTCGTGACTTGCGGCCTGGAGCGGTTCCACGCCGTTTCGACCGGGGGCTGCCGTGCCACGCCGCCGCGAGGTGTCGCCGGTATCTCAAACGGCTGGCTGCGTTTGACGAAGAACGCCTTCGGGTAGCCGGGCCGAGTTGTGAACTTCTCGCCTTGCTTGCGGATTGAGAACGGCCCGAGCCCGTTAAACGAACTGGCGATATAGCCATTCTGCCCGCTCACCCAATGCACTAGGCCGTTCTTGCTCCGCCGCTGGTATGGCTTATTGGCCAGCGTGTCGATCTTGCGTGGGCGGGTGCCGTTCTCGATCCACCACTGATGAAAGGCCCGATCTTTCCCGGCCCGCACCCGGCCACCTTGGGCGCTCGACGCCGAACCCTTGCCGCTTTGGTTGTAGCCCACCAGGCCCACGCCAGTGCGGTCGCGCGGGTACATGACCACCTTCTTATTGCGAGCCCGGTAGAGGTTGCTCGTCGCCCCCACGGGCGTGACGTTGCCCAGCGCCGTGAACGCCGGCTGAATGGCCTTCTCTAGGGCGGCCTTCAGCATCTTGCTGGCGACTTCATCCGGCAGGGCTCGCAGCATCTCCAGCGGCTTGCCCACGTCATCGAATGAAACCTGAACCCTGATGCCTGCCATCAGGGGCTCTCCGTACAGATAGCCTCGTGCTCGCTGCGGTTGTTGTGCTCGAGCAGGCTGATAATGTCGAGCGTGCGATTTCGCCACCGGAACCGCATGCTCTGGGTGAGCCCTGCCAGATACCGCAGCCTCACCTTGTGAGTCAGGCTCACGTCCTGCTGCCCGGCCACGAGGGCCTCGCGTGCCGAGACGCCCTCGACGCTTGCCCACACTGTGGCGAAGTTGCTCCACGTGAGCACGGTTTCGCCGAGGTTGTTGGTGCTGCCCGAGGCGGATTGAACCGTCACCCGCTCGCGGAGCTTGCCAGCGTCGATCATCTGTAGCTGCCCCACTTCTGGGAAGACAGCAGCGACTCCACGGCAAACTCTAGTTGCTTGCTGATGCTGCCCACGAGCACAGTGCTGCGGTTGTCGTACCAGAAGGCCACAAGCATGAGCATGGCGTGGCGGATGGACTGCGGCACGTCCGATCCGCTCGGGCCGTACCCGCCCCACCACGTCACGCTGATGGCGTTGTCATCTTGGAGGTGCGGCGGCCATGCCTGGCCGTACAGAGTTTTCACGGCCCCCGGCGTGCTCGCCCGGTCCACGCGGTAGCTCGCTGTGCTGTAGGTGGACGTGGTGCCGTTCTCAAACGTGAACGTCAGGGCCACCGCCGTGGCCGTGCCGCTGGCCACGATCGGCGGGCGTGGCAGCTCGATGTCGTGCGTGCCGTCAGGTGGGAATCTGTCGAACCGCATCACCCATTGGGTATGCACGAGCGTGCGATCCAGGTACTGCTCGCACCACTCGCGGGCTGCACGGATCAGCCCTGTGATGTATGTGTCATCGTCGGCCGTGTCAACACGCAGATGGCTCTTCGCCTCCGCGAGCGTGACGGGCTCAACGGCGGGCTGCGTCTGACGGGCCAGGCTTCGGTACTGCACGTCGCTTGCTCCTCTTGGGCGTGGCGTCTGCCGTCTCCGCCTCGGGCTCAACGGCGGCTGTCTCGATCAGTTGTTGCTGGCGATCCTCGACGGCCACGCCTTGGGCGAGCAGCTGCGTGGCGAGCCCGCCCGAGATCTCCGCGACCTGGCCCGATCGGTACGCACGCCACGACCGTACGAATTTGATTTTCTTCATTCCCCCACACTCCATGCAGTTTCGGGCTTCTTCATCGTGTTGCAGTACTCAGTGGCGTGCTGATACACGGGCTTTCCCAAGTCTTTGCCGGGCCATGTGAAAACGTATTCGCCGTGGCCGATACACACCCGTGGCGTGACAAACACGCGGTTGCCGCTCTCTCGCCAGTTGACCCAAAACGCTATGTCAGAGTCGCGCCGTGGCCGCCAGTTAGGGTCGCCAGGAGTCTTTGGCTCTTCGTCCCAGGTGCCGTCGCTGTTTGGCAGTTCCTGCATCCAAGGCAGCTTGCACCGCTTCAGGGCGGCCGTGCTCAGGATGGTGCATCCGAAGTGTGCCGTGTCCACCTCCTGAACGGGTTCGGCAAACCACGACATCGGCAGCTTAGTCTTTCCTTCATCCGGCGGATTCTCCAGCGTGCCCGGCAGCGTGAGCATCGGGCGGCCGTCCTCACGCTTTGTCTGGAGCGGGGCCAAGGCGTCGCACTGAAACGTCATCGCCATTGCGAATAACTGCTCCAGATCGGCCCGGCTGAACGCGCTGTCGTAATCGACCACCAGCAGATACTCGGCCTTGTCAAGGAAATTTTGGCAGACACGCGACAGGCATTGAGACCAGAAGGCTCCCTGCATCATCGTGGGGCGGATACCCAGCGGCATCAGCGCCTGAGCCCACGTGTAGAAGTTCGACATGAACCCGAGCCGTGGAACACTCATGACGCATTCCACGCGAATGTCACACTCAGTGGAACCTACCTTGACGATCATGCGTGACTCCAAAAAGAGAGCGGGCGGCCCCCGCTTGGAAGCCGCCCGCTCAGAGTCGCACATCAGTCAAGCCGTCAGGCTCACGCACCCCGGAGGCCGATGACCGGGCCGGCAACCGTGTCGGTTCCCAGCGTGTGCCACGAGATCGCCACGCGGGCGGTCGCACGCAAAACGGTCTGGTCGCTGAGGAATGCCACCTCGGAGCTCGAGGCGAGCTCGATGCCCTGGCGGGTGCCGAAGATCGCGGCGTTGGCCAGGTTGGCGAAGAGGCAGAACACGTTGCCCGTCTGATCGCCAGAGCTCGGCATTTCGTCCGTGAGAACCACAGGGTATCCCATGAACGTGAGGCCAAGGCCCTGCGACAGGCCGACCGAACCGCCCTGGGCGGCGTCGAGGGCCTGCATGCAGTCCGCGAAGAAATACGGGCTGCAGTACCACTTCGCACCCGCCCTCGAATGACTTGGCATCAGAGCCATCATCCGCAGCATGTTGGCACGGGTGACTTCGTCGGGCGTGTCGCCGGCAGCCGTCACGAGCGAAGCGGCGTAGGTTGCCGCCGAGCCCGCGAGGAGGCCGTTCGCCGTCAGGATGCCCGCCACGCTCGGAGCGTTGGCCGAGTTGCCGTTGTACGCAATGTTCTCGATTGCGTTCGTCAGCGTCAGGGCCAGCTCGGAAGCGATCCAGTCGGCATAGGCCGCCGGGTTGACCGCGTCCGAGAGGAGCTCGTTGGCGATCCGCGTGGCCGCAGTGGCCTTGCGGGCGGTCAGCGTCACCTGGTTGCTGGTGGGGTCGCTGTCCGTAATCGCCACGTTCTCGTTCTGCCAGTTCACGGTCGCCCCGCCCGTGCGGCGCGGCACGAGGACCACGTCGGACGGCATCTGGATGTTCAGAGCGTTCGATGCGAACGACGAGTTCTCGGTCACGAGCCGCAGCACCGTGTCGGAAAGGAGAATGTCCCGCACGAAAGCCGAGCCCGTGGTGGAGCCAGTCGAGCCCTGGGCACGCACCTCGATGCCGGCATCCTCACACCACCGCTTCGCCTCGGCGTCACGGAGCAGCGTGGCCTTCAGCTGCATGCCGCTCTTGTAAGCGTCTTCATGCGAGCGGAACGCCTTCAGCTTGCCGTGGAACGGCACAGCCTGGATGCGGGGAGCCTTGCGCTCCTCGGTCACTTCGGGAGCCGGGGTGCAGCGATCAACGACGCTGCGGAGGCTCTTTGCCGACTCGACCACCTTCTTTTCGAAGTCGATCTTGGCGGTCAGTTCGTCGGCACGCTTGTTGAGGTCGATGAGCTCGACATCACGAGCGGTCGTGTCTTCGGCCTCGACGGCACGCACGGCGTCGATCCGGTTGGCGAGGGCAGCCGCCTCGTCCTGAAGCTTCTTGAGGTTGTCCACGTATGTGATCTCCGCCGGCGGTATTGCCGATGGAGTCAATAGTGCCACTACGTGCGGGGAACCTTGCAGAACCGCACTTCGGAAAGTGTTGTTTTCACAAACGCCACCGCGCGAGCCCCGCACCTCGGGCAACGTAAATACCGCTGCCGCTCGTCACCACATGGACGGCTGGAGCGGCACCGGAGTTTCTCGCCGCAAGTGCAGCGTGCTTCAGACACGTCGCAACCTCAGAGCCCACGCAGCAGCTGCGTCACGGACCAGGGAACGCATGGCGATCTTCACTTCGGGCTCGGCATCCGCATTGGCCTCGACGGCGGCAGCCTGCTCTGCCAGCCACGCCTCATAGGACCGCCGGGACACCACCGCAGTCGTAGCACTGCCGTAGGCCGGCACGTTTACCGGACCAACTTCGTACAGGCCCGAAGCCTCCACGATCTCGCGGATGGCCTTGCCTGATTCGTCGGTCGTGTAGCGTTCTCCGCGCTGGCTCACGGTGAACGCAAAGGAACTGCCAGTGAGCAGGCGAGCACGCACCAGGGCCAGCACGTCACGGCCCGCCGAGGTATCCGGCGGCTCCACGACATACGAAATGCCACGATCGTCAGCGATGATCTCGAGCGTGCCAGCCGACTCACGGCCAAGCAGCATGTCGCTGTTGTGGTTGTAGTAGCTCAGGATCTCGCCCTTGCCACGCTGGCGGTTCAGCACCTTGTCGAAGGCACCTGGCAGGATTCGCTCCCGAAAGCCACCGAGGTCAAGTGAAAGCCGGTTGTATGGCACCGCCAGCCCACGGATCGCCTCGCGTCCGCTGGAGCGCGTCTCAATCTGCAGCTCGCACTCTGGTGCCTCGTCTACGGTCAGGCAGCGGCGTTCAATTTCCATTGGTCTGGCCCTCCTGCTCGGCCTGGTCTTCTGTGTCGTCTTCGGGCAAATCCTCTACTTCCGCGACGGGCGCGGGCATCGGCTCCGGTGCGGGCGGCTCTTGGCCCATCTTGTCGAGCGTTGTCATGTTCAGCTGCACGAAATGCTTGTCACCCTCTGGCCCGATCGGGTTCAGGTTCTCAAGCTCGCGGATTTCGTTCACAGTCATCCAGCCGTTTTGCAAAGCCGAGACGTAGTAGGCCGAGCGTGCGGCGTGATCAGCCCGAAGAATCCCACTCACCGCGTGCTCGGCAAAATACTTCTCGTCGTCAACGATCAGGTCGCGGGCGATTGCCGCCTCCCACCGCTTCAGGTGCGGCAGCAGGCAGTGCTGGAGAAATTCAACCGACTGCGTTTCGATATTTGAAAAACTCGACCGCGACAGATCCTGAATCAGATGGGGCGGCACTCTGAAGATTCGGCAGCACTCGATCACGGCGAACTGCCGGCTCTCAAGCATCTGGGCACTCTCGTTGCTGCCGCTGAGCTCGTGGGCCTTCACTCCGTTTGGAAGCACGGCAGTCCGATGGGCACGATCCGGCCCACGGTGCATCCGTTCCCATTGCTCACGGAGACGCTCGGCGGCCTCTGCCGGAATCGGGTTGTCGCTCTCAAGGATCACGCCCGGCCGAGCGCCGGAACCGAAGTACGTGGCCGCGTGCGTCTCAAGAGCCTGCGAAAGGCCGATCACGTTCTGGAACAGCTTGTAGGTTGGGATCGGCTTGATGCCGTCCTCGGTCGTGAACCGCAGGGCGAAGATTTGATCCTGGCTGTAGATCGTCTGCTTGCCGCTGGGCTCGCGGTACTTGTATCGCAGCGTGCCGTCCTCGAGCCGCTCGGCCTCCATGCGGCTGGAGTGCAGCGGCCAGAGCTCGGAGACGGCACCTCGGGCACCTGGGCGGATCTCGGCGTACGACGCACCGTAGTGCAGATACATGCCCGTCATCCAATCCCTAAACTCCTGAGCCGTCTGCCACGGGTTGGGTTGCTGGTGCAGGAGCCGATAGACGGGATGAGCGGTAGCCTTCGCCTTGCCGCCGTTGGCCATCCGCTCGTAGACGTGCAGCGGCAGGGCTGAGACTGCATCCGATATGACGCGGATGCAGGCCGTGTACGCAGAGCATGCCATCGAGTTGTCGGCGGTGACGCGAATGCCGGCTGGCGTGCGGGTGCCGCTGGACTCGGTCCAGTCGATGCCACGCAAATCGAGCATTTTGAAGTCGGCGGCGGCGTTTTCACTCATAGCGTCATGATGTCCCAGGATTGTTCTGGCGGCGGTGCCGTTGCTGTGGCGTGCAGGCCCAGGCCCATGACGAGAGCCACTATGCCGTCGATCCGCTCGGTGCTCTTAGCCTTGCTGCATTTCATGTTGCCCTGGTGGTCGGTCTGCACCGCCACGTTGGCGGCCATCCAACTCA